GCCAGCACGAGCGCGAATCACTGCTGCTTCTTCGTATCCCTGCAACTGATGTGCGTCGGCCATCACGCTGTGGAACCACGGCACACCCCTGTTCTGGCCTGGCCTTTCAGGCATGAACAGATGAATCACGTCATCCGCAGGCAAGAACACATGCTTCCTGTCGGGAACAGGATTGCCTTGGAAAAATGTATCGCCAGGGTGACGAGTCAGAATCGCGTACCGCACAGGGCGGCCCCACTCATCAACCTCAACGCCGTTGCGCCACTCATTACCTTTTTTCTGAGTAGCGCCGTTGTATGACTCGTCAAGCAGATCGCTCTCGATCATCTGCAGTGCCAAAGGCACCTTTGACTCACCAAAAGCGCGACGGACAATCCTGAACAATGCCTCGCCCGACTCACACATCGCACCGGCAGCTAGCCACTCAAAATCGTGGAAGCTGTACCGACCAGAGCAGTCGCAAGCGTTAGGCCGCGTCCAATAAGACCATTTGGCCTCAATCTCACTGTTAATACGGTTGTCCCGCTTGTTGCCACGCAGCTGCAACACCTGCGATTGCAGCTTGATGCCAGTGCCGATCACATTGATCTGTGTCGTCCGTTTCGCTTGCCGCGCATACGGGTTGTTCCGCACCATCTCGCGGGAACGATCCCGCAGCCTGCGCAGATTGCCTCGGATCTCAGCATCAGCGCTGGCCTGCGTTGACATCCAGTCGTTTGTCAGGCGCGAAACCATCGCGCCGCTGTAGGCACGACGGAAAACTCGGGCCGGCGCCTTGCCAAAGCCCAAGAAGTTCATGACGGTCGAACGAATACCCATGATCAGTTGAACCTCACGAACATGTTGCGTGGATTGCCAAGGCCATTGGCGATCATTTCAGCTTGTTCTTCACGGTTCACTTCAGCCTTCAAGCGCCCCTCAAGCTGGATCAAGTCAGGCAAGTCGTAACGCTTCAAGTTGCGATTGCCGATCTTGTATTCCTGTACAGCTCCACCAGCAATCAAAGTTCTGATTGCGGTTTGAACTGCTTCTAGGTCCTTCCTCGCTTGACTCCGCCCATCGAATGCACCCGGCGTTCCTGAATACTCAAGAGCTGCCTCAACAGTCAGCGTGCCGTAGCCAAGAGTGATTTTCTCGCTGGCCTTGGTCGCAATTGCCTGCCAATACCAGTTTCCAGCGTCGAAATCAGCTGAATCAGTGGTGGAAATCGTAAATTGCCAGCCAGTGCCAAAAACACTGCCGGTGGAAATGTGGCCTTCAGAAGCGGTATTCGTCCTCAAAAAATATTTGAGGGTCCACTCGTCACTTTTGATTTCGTTGCCGAAAACATCCGTCGAGGAGTCATCTCTCCATTTGACGGTGTCGCCAGCCCGGATCTCGCTTGGGATGTTCACGGGGACTACCAGCGTTGAACGAAATTACGGCGATTAGGCCGTTTTTGCTGTCTTGATCCTAGCTGAGGCGGCTTATTAGGCTCATTACGCCGTTCAAACTGATCCCAAATGCTTCGGCGGTCAAATTTCTGGTACATCCGGTGCAAAGCCGCATATGCATAGACCATCTCGTCTAAAGCTTCGTTTGGACTTTGACTCTTTTTCACCCAAACTCGCTCAGGAAAGCCATTCCGATATCGCAGCACTTGTCGCTCTGCAGTCAGCTCGGAAAAGTAATCAGGACCAACTGTTGGATAGAAGTGAAGATACCCTGGCCCCGGATCATTGTGCTTCAACCGCCCAAATAGCAGCGACTTCACCCCATCAACGCCAACAGGGAACAATTGAGCGCCATTTTTCATCGCTCTGCCCTTGAAGTTGATGTCAACCTTGCTTGGTTTGCCCAGAGGCGGCTTGCCTTTTTGACCCATACCCTTAATCGCGATAACGCCCATCGCCGCACGCTCTCGGCTGTACCCATACACCTCTTGGGTGTGGTGACCACCAGAGTCAATGCAGCAAACTTCGATGTTCAGCTTGCGGCCATCTTCCGTCTCGTACGGATTCTGCAAAACCTCATCTAGCTGCTTCCAAACTTCTGGCCGTGACGGTGATCCATGAAGAACAACTCGATCAACCAGATAAGCCTCTTCATCTCTCGCCCAGCCCCAAACCGACAGGCTGAGTCTGTCGTCCTGACAGTCACATCCACACGTCAGCAACAACACTTCAGCTGGTGGGGATGCCTGTTTGTATTTTTCGTCAGCACAACGTTGCATCAAAGACTCGCCAGTCATTTTGCTCGCGTATTCGTCCTCCCAAACCTCACCAACAATCGTGTTGACCCACGTTTTTAGCTGCTCAGCGTCATGCTTCGCCTCTAAAAACTCCTCAACCAGATTCGACCAAGCAGCATTTGGGCTGTAGCTATAAGCCGCCCAAATATGAAATCCTGCGTGCTTTCCATTGAATGGACCGGTTCCGCGCCACTCGCCACGCTCGACCATCCAACGCTTTTTAGCGTGCGGGATCTCATACTTGCACTTCTCGCATTCGTAATAAGCAGTTGAAGCGTCTCCATCAACCCACTTGATCTGCCCCCAACGCAGATACTGCATGTGACTGCAGCTAGGGCATGGGACGTAATACCTTCTTTGGTCAGATTGTTGATACATCCGCTCAATCCGACTGAAGTCTTTCACCGTCGGAGTAGACCCAGAAACAATCTTCCGGTTCCAGTAATACTCAGTACGCCTGATGCCGAGCTTGATCTGGTCACCCTCAGAACCAGCTGAAGGCGGATAGCCGTCGACCTCATCGAACAGCACGATCCGCCTGCTAACACGCCGGAAGCCACGCGGTGAGTTAGCTCCCACCAGGCTAAGCGTCCCGCCTGGAAACTGTTTTTGCAGGATCGTGTTCGCCCCGTCCTTAGCCTTGGCCTCACTCACCAAGCCTTTCAGCACGGGAGTATCACGCAGCATCGGCGCAATCTCTTCCTTTGAATATCCCTGCGCGTCTTCAATCGTCGGCTGGACCAGCATGATCGGCGCTGGGTCTTGGTGGATGTGATACCCGATCACATGGTTCAAAATCTTCGAGTAGCCGACCCTGGCTGACTTCATCACCGTCACCTGCTCAATACATGGATTGGTGATCGCGTCCATGATCCCTTTCTGATAAGGCAGCGTTCTCCACCTGCCACCCTCAGCACTTGACTCAGCACTAAGGAATGCATTCTCATCTGCCCATTCACTCAAGCTCAGCTTCTTTGGTGGCTTGAACGCCAGAAATGCCTTCTTGGTCAGTAGGTCGACATTGCTCATTCCTCTGCCTCCCCGGCCAGATCTTCCAACGTTTCGCGCACGATATCCTCCAAACACGCCATCGCAGCAGCATCAAGATCCGGAATGCGCTGCTTCGCCTTGCTTGGGATACCCAGCATCTTGCCCCTAGCCAACGTGATCACTTCAATCCACTTGGCCTCAACTTCGTCGACCGGAACCAGCTTCCCTGCCTTGGTTTGGCGGTCTAGCTCTAGCAGCTCAGCTTTCAAATACTCAGTTCTCGCTCTGCTCTCGTCGTAATCAGGGATGTACTCCTGGGTACGAGAAATGCGCGGCTGAAGCTTGGGCCGGCCAATTGGGGCTGAAGGCTTTTTCTCAGACTCTTTTGCAGCTAGTGCCGCGGCTTGTCTATGCGCGGTAGTATTTCGGGTTTGCGTGGTTCTCCGATAGTCCTCAGCGAGTGTGGACGTGTCGAGACGCTTCCGGCCCTTTTCGTCAAGAACAATTTTTAAACGTCCTTTTGATACTGCTTGGCCGATTGCTTGCGGTGTAATGCCAAGAATTCGTGCTGCTTCGGCTTGAGTTACTAGTGCCATTCGGCGATTTCAGGGAAAAGTAAAAAATGCAATGTGTAAGAGCATGTTGGGCAAGTTTTAGCGCTTGATAAGCATGTGTTGACGATTGTCAATTTACTTTAGGCTATTGTGCCTAGAAAAATAGTGCGGTTCGAAAGACCTCACAAACGTATGCGTTGGAAGGACCCTTTAGTTAGTGTTAATATATAATTAACAATTACGATTGTCGATGTTATTAATACATAGTAATTGCTAAATGTTAATTAACATTGAAATGTTGCACTTTTCGCTCTACTTATTAGCTTTACGGCCTACTTTTCGTTAATTATAATTAGTTAAATCTAGGCCTGTTAAATGTTAATTAAGGTGCGCGATCGTGCGCACCCCTGAGCGCCGATCAGCAGGGGTGAACGCGGCTGATCAGGCGGGCAGGGGCGGCCGCAGGGCGGCAGGGCGGCAGGGCCGCAGCAGCAGGGCCGCAGGGGCGACTGGGGGCCACCGGGCAGCAGGGCGCAGC